AAAGAATGGATACAGTACGGCTCTGCGATAGCCTTGCTAACAAGTGGTGTAGCGATGGCGTTCTTGAGTTTCTTCCTGAATGGTGGTGACTTAAAAGATAGCGTACTTTGGTATGTTAGTCAAACACTTGTGTACGCCGGCTCGATATTCGGCGTAGGCATTTACGTGCAGAGTAAATGGGGAGAAGTAAAGAACTATGTAGACAAACGTCTGCGTGATAATATTGATGAAGATGAAACTCAGAGCAAGTGACACACTAATAAGTAAGCTAAAAGAATTTGAGGGACTTCGTTTGGTGGCCTACAAGCCAACGAAAGCAGAGCGGTGGTGGACGATAGGCTACGGACACAGCGCAGGTGATGTGCGTGCAGGAATGCGCATCAACGAGGAAAAGGCGGAAGAACTATTAAGGCGTGACCTTTTCTTCGTGGAGAGGTTCATAAACGGAATACCAAAGGTGAGGACGCAAGGACAGTTCGATGCGCTGGTGTCGTTTACGTACAACGTGGGAATTGGAAAGCTCAAAAGCTCAACCCTACTGAAGAAAATCATGCACGATGCACCTACGGTAGAGATACAGGGAGAGTTCATGAGGTGGGTGTACAGCGGTGGAAAAAAGATGGGAGGACTGGTAGCAAGAAGAATGTGGGAAGCAGAAAGGTGGGCAGAATGAAAAAGATACTATTTTTATTTTTTGCACTCATGTCGCTGGCTGGCTGCAAGACCGTCAAGTTTGTGCCTGTGCCAGAGTACCACACCTTATATAAAACGAGGGTGGACACGGTGCAACGGTGGGACAGCGTGTACTTTCGTGACAGCGTGTACATGGCGGCAAAGGGCGACACAGTGTATCTGACAAAAACGCACTGGAGGGAAAGATTTAGAAACGTTTACCACACCAAGACAGACACTATCATGCAGCGCGACAGCATCCCTGTGCCTTACCCCGTGGAAAAGCAGCTTACCAAATGGCAACAGTGGAAAATGGACTTTGGCGGATGGACAATGGGGGTGGCGGCTGTGCTTGTTATCTTAGTCATTTTGAAAGTTACTAAGATAGCGCATAAGATATTGTAGTGTAAAGAAATCTTTTATTTGTTTGTTTGATATTTAATAAAAGTTAAACATAAAAATATATAGTGCAAATATTTGGTGCTTTAGCTTTTTGTTGCTATATTTGCAGTAGAAAATTAAAACAACAACTAAAAATAAAAGATTATGAAATCAATCAATGAAATTGCAAGCGAGAACGGTTTACAGGTCATCAACACAACTACAGGCTTGAACGGTTATCCACAGTCTTTGAAAGAAGCTATTATTGGCTTTGATGATTTTGAGCAAGCAGAAAAGCTGGCAGAGGAATATAATCTTGATATTGAGATATTCACCAAGCGTGACGGTTGGCAGTTTTGGAACAGAGACAACGACAGTGCATACGATGCCTTTGAGCGTTCTGCAAGCGACTATGGTGCGAATTTTCAGCAGTTTGAAGCTAACATGAGCCAGGATGACTTCTTGCAACAAGTTGGTGCTGCAAGTTTTATTGATGAGCTGGCAGATGAGGAAGATGGGCTTGACAGAATCGAAGAGTACATGAAGGACTTGAGAGATTTATACAATGCGATTGCAAAAGCCTCTGACGATGAAATCGTTATTGCAGACGGTGATGTGTACGTTGAAACTATCAAAGAAAAAACAATGCAATATAGTTACGACACAAAGAACTATGTGATTGGGCTTATTGACAATAACGAAGATTAAGAGAAATAATGGCACTCACGTACTTGGTGGGTGCCACTAAAATTATAGTAAAGATGACAAAGACAGAAAAACTCGTTATCGAACTTTACAAAAAGAAAACACCCATTACAAAGATTGTTGCTGCTACTGGCACATCTGTCGCTAAAGTATACAGCATTTTGTCTGAACGAAACATACCTTTGCACAGTGGGAAAAAAGCGTACAGACGCACGATTGCGTTTGATGCGGAAACAGAAAAGCTGCTACAAAAAGCTAACCCTGCGAATATATCAGCATGGGTGTGCGAGCAAATCAAAGAGAATCATCAATAATAAGAAGATGACTGTAACTGGTTTTATTTTACTATTAATTACTTGGATCATCGTAGCTGTGTTGACGAGAGATAAGAATTAAAAAACTATCATCTCGTAAACTCGTCAACTTGTAAACTTGTCACCTCGTCAACTAAAAGCGTATTTTTATCCCTCACATCACAGGGCTATCTTTGACAAAAAATCAAGGATAGCTTTTTTTATGGCAAGGAATACGCAAGAATTTGAAACCGTCGTAAGGCTCAACGCCCAGCAGGCGAAGGATGAGTTGAAAACCATGCAAGAACGCTTGGATGAGCTGAAACGCAAGAAAGACACCTTGTTAAGTGGCAAGGACTACGATGCGAAAGACCTCCGAACGCTCAACAAAGAGATAAGGCAGCAGAGTGCCGCTATCAGGGCGTTCGGCAGCAGTGTTCAGGACACCATTCACACACTCAGCAACTTGGACAAGGCAAGTCTTGGGGAGCTGCAAAAGTCCGTGCGCAACCTCAGGCGGCAGATGGCGAACGTCACCAACGAGGAGGAGTTCCGACAATTGGATGCGCTCATGCAGAAAGCCAACGCACGCATCCTTGAACTCAAAGGCTCGGCTGGAGAGGCGGCAACGGAGACAAGGCGCGTGGCAGAGGCGGCAAAGACGGTCAACGCCGTGTTGGCGGATGTCAATGGGGCGTCGCTGGCTGAACTCCGAACGGCGGCAGCTGCCATCCGGGAGGAGATGGAGAAGACAAAGCCTGACACGAAAGCGTATCAGGCGCACGCCGAGAACCTCAAGAAGGTCACCAATCGCATACAGGAGGTCAACGAGCGACAAAAACAAGTGAACCTCACCATAGACAAATACGACAAGGAGATACGGCAGATCACGAAAGACCAAGCGGTGGTGGCAAGAGAGAACAAGGTCATTGACCAAACGCTGAGAAACCTCAGTGGGGCAACCATGCGCGACTTGGAATATGCCCTGCAGATGGTCAACGAGCAACTCCGTGAGACGAGCCACGGCACAAAGGCGTTCGACGAGCTGGCGGAGAAGTCAAGGCGGTTGAAAAAGCAGATTGCGGATGTCAACGACCAACTCAAGGCTCCCGTACAACGCAAAGGACTCGTCAGTGGGTTCATCGACGGACTGAACAAGAACTGGGGGGCTATCGTGCAGGGGTGGGCTGCACTCACCGGGCTCACGCAGACAGTGCGCATGTGCACCAACGCTTTCGCCTCCATGGAGGATGTCATGGCGAACACCCGAAAATATACCGGGCAGACGGATGAGCAGGTGCGAGAGATGAACGAGGACTTCAAGAAAATGGACACACGCTCGTCGCGTGAGCAGCTCAACGAGCTGGCCGGAGCGGCAGGTCGCTTGGGCATCACCTCCAAGGAGGGCATCGAAGAGTTCGTTGACGCGGCGGACAAAATCAGCGTGGCGTTGGGCGATGACCTCGGCGACAAGGCGGTGGACCAAATCGGAAAGCTGGCGATGGCGTTCGGTGAGGACCAGCGCATGGGATTGCGCGGTGCGATGCTCGCCACCGGCTCGGCGATCAACGAATTGGCGCAGAACTCCTCGGCACAAGCAAACTACCTCGTGGAGTTCACGGCTCGCGTGGCAGGTATCGGCAAGCAGTTCGGGCTCACCCAGACGCAGATCATGGGCTTTGGTGCGGTGCTTGATGAGAACATGCAGAAAGACGAGATGGCTGCAACGGCATTCTCGCAGCTGCTCACGAAGATGACCACCAATACCAAGAAGTTCGCTAACATTGCTGGCATCGAGGTGGGCAAGTTCTCCAAGATGCTCAAGGAGGATGCTAACGGTGCGGTGCTCACGCTCTTGGAGTCGCTGAAGAAGAAAGGCGACTTCCAGGTGCTTGCCAAGATGTTTCAGGACATGGGATTGGACGGCACGAGGGCGACAGGCGTACTCACCACACTTGCCGATAAGATAGACCTCGTGAAGAAGCGGCAGCAGCTCGCCAACGACGCTTACCGTCAGGGAAAGTCGGTCATCGATGAGTTTGACGTGCAGAACTCTACGGTACAGGCGAATCTTGACAAGGCGAAAAAGAGTTTCCACGAACTCACCATTGAACTGGGCGAAAAACTCCTGCCCATCGCCAAGTATGGCGTCTCCACGGCTTCCTACACCGTCAAGGCGTTGAGCGAGCTCATCAACTTCTCCACAAAGTATTGGAAGGTGCTGGTGCCGTTGGCAGTGGCAATCGCCACTTATAACGTGGCATTGAAGTGGAACACCGTCATCATGGCAAAGAACAAGGTGGTGAAGATGTGGCACATCGCCATGGACAAGGCACACACGGCAATCATCGCCGCAAAGAATGCCGTCCTCGCAGTTACGTCAACAGTCTATGCACTGCTCACTGGAAAAATCTCGTTGGCAACGGCAGCACAGACGTTGCTCAACAAGGTGGTGAAGGCGAACCCCTATGTGGCAGCGGCAACGGCAATGGCAGCACTCACATCTGTCATCATCGCTTTCATCAGCAAGACCGACAAGGCGACCGAGTCGCAAAAGGAGCTGAACAAGGTAAATGCCGAAGCTGCCACACAGTGCCGGTCTGAAATCGTTGAGCTGTCTAAGCTGCTCGAGGTGGCTAAGGACAAAACAATCTCAGATACAGCGAGAAAAGATGCGATACAAAAACTGCAAGAGAAATATCCCGGCTACCTCAAGAACCTGTCGCTGGAGAATATACGTTCACAACAAACTGCCGAGTCGGTAGCCAACCTCACCAATCTCATCATGGCGCAGGCAAAAGCAAGGGCTTACTTGGCAAAGGTGGAGGAGATTGAACGCAAGAAGCAAGATGTCAACGAAGAATACTTGGAAAGCTTCTGGGGAAAGTTATGGCATGGGTTCAAGGCTCGTGTAAAAACCAGCTGGGATACATTAAAAAGAGGTCCTGGCGGAAAACCACAAGATTACGAGAAAGAAGTAAATAAAAATCTCAAAGCCGAACTTGCATCCGACCTGAAGGAACTGGACAAAAAGCAAAGGTTCTTCATGAAAGAATATGAGAAGAAATTGAAAGAAGCAACGAAGTTGTCGGCACAACTTGGCGGTGGCGAATCTCCTGGTCTTGAAGGGGATAACCCTAAAGGTGGCGGTGGCGACTATATAAGCAATAAAGAGCTAAAGGCGCAAGCCAACGCCGAACGAAAGCGTGAGGCATTGCAACGCAAGCAGGAGGCATTGCGAAAGAAAAAACTCAAGGATGCCATACAGGCGCAAAAGGCGCTCACCGATGCCGAACTGGTGGAGAACTACCGAAAGTACGCGCAAGGGGAGATTGACTTGCGAACGTTCCGAAAGAAGGAAAAGGACATCAAGATGCAATCGCTCGATGAGCAGATACGCATCAATGCCGCAGAGTCGGAAGAGGCAAAGGCGTTGCTCAGAAAAAAGGAGGAACTCCTCATGAAGTACAACGATGACGTGCGACGCATGTCCGAAGAGGAGATAAGGTACAGGCACGACACCCTCGCCCTGCAGCTGCAAAGTGAGTACGAGCAGAAGGGAAAGTCGCTCTATCAGAATCAAGAGGCACTCAACGAGGCACTGTACCAAAACGAGCTGGATGCGCTCATGGAGAGGCAACAGTTGTACAACAAGGGAACGCAGGAATACCTTGACCTCCAAGCGGAGATTGAGCAGCGAGAGGGCATGCACAAGATTGAGAATGCGAGGCATTATCAAGAGTTGCTCTCGCAGCTGCAAGAGGAATATGGCGAAAAGGACGTTGAGAAGCAAAAAGCCCTGGCGGTCAATCGGCTCAAGTGGATGGAGCGATACGAACTTCAACAGATGGAAAGTCTGTACAAAGGGGGTGAACTGAAACACGAGGAATACGAGCAGCGCAAAACGGAGATCACCACGAAGTATGCGCAATATCGCAACGAGGTGGAGCAGCAGTTCGAATGGCGTAAGAGCGAGCAGAACCTGAACGATTCCAAGGGCGAGAAGTTCAAGCGCAGGGTGGACAGGGCGCACAAGACGGCTGTCAACAACGCCAAGGCGGATTATCAGAATAACCACCCCGACGGTCAGTCGATAACCGATTACTTCACTTCCGACATCGTGCAGTTCTCTTCTGTCATGGAGAACATCCGACAGATGGAGGCAAACGGCGTCATCTCGCACCAAGAGGCAATGGCGGCAATGGGACAGGCAACGGCGGACATGGTGGATCAGATGGGACAGAAGTTCCAGCAGGCATACGAAGCAATAACGCCTATCATGAGTGCCATGTCGTCGTATTATGCTGCACAGTCCGACTACGAACAGAAGGTCACACAGCGAAAGTACGACCGCATGATCAAACATGCTGGCAAGAATGCAACGCTGGCAAGAAAGCTCGAGGACAAGAAGCAAAAGGAACTGGCGAAAATAAAGACGAAGTACGCGCGCAAGGAAGCCAACATGCAGGTAGCGCAAGCCATCGCACAGACGGCTCTGGGTGCCGTCTCTGCGTATGCCTCCGTCATGAGGGGCATCACAGCACCTGCCAACTTGGTCATGGCGCCCATTGCGGCAGGACTGGCAATAGCGGCTGGCGCCATACAGATTGCCACCATCAAGAAGCAGCAGCAGGCACAAGAGGCAGGTTACTACGAAGGTGGATTCACAGGCGGAAGCGACTACCGACGCAAGGCTGGCATCGTACACCAAGGCGAGTTCGTCGCCAACCATAGGGCGGTCAACAACCCTCAGCTCTTGCCTGCACTCAGGCTAATCGACAAGGCGCAGCGCAACAACACCATCGGAATGCTCACGGCAGCGGACGTGTCGCAGTCGTTGGGAACAGGCACTACCGTGGTGTCCGCCCCAACGGTGAACGTGCAGACCGATAATGCGGAGCTCAGCGGTGTCATCGGAAAGATGAACGAGACGTTGGACCGCATGGGCGCCTTGCTCGACGGTGGCATCACCGCCAACGTTTCCATGTACGACTTCAAAAAAGAAGAACGCCACTGGGACAAGCTGCAACAAAATAAGTAAATAGGAAGCCTCCCCCAACCCCTCCCAAGGAGGGGAGAACAAGCTGGGGGGAGGATAACTCCAAACTTAAAAACTTAAAAACTCACAAACTCACAAACTCATAAACTTGTGAACTCGTCAACTCGTCAACTAAAAGTATGAATTATGAATTATGAATTACAAATTATGAATTATAGTAAGTTATGCTTCTCTGTACTTTAGACGGCAAGAAAGGTTATCCGTCAACAAAAAACAACATCAAGGTAACGCTCGAAAACCCATTCGTAAAGGATTCGGGTACATATTCATACGATATCATCTTCCCCATGGAGATTGATGCCAACAGGCGACTCTTCGCCAACGTCCACAGGCTCGACGTCAAAAAGACGGCAACCACCTTCGAACAATGTCTGCTCTACGTCGACAACCGACTCGTCATGCAGGGAAAGGGCATCATCACTGCCATCACCAACGACACCGTTAAGGTGCAAATCGTTGGAGGAAAGAGTCGTATCAAGTACAACTCCAAGTTCGAGAACCACTACATCGACGAAATCAACTTCCCTCCAGTCACCATCACGCACGGATATGACAAAGAGGCGTACGCACAGTGGGGACTCGACGAACCCACACGTACAGAGTTGGCACGAAGGGCATTCCTCCTCATCGACCTCACCAAAAGCAACTTTGTGGGACAACCGGGCATCGCAGCCTTCAACCCGATATGGGACGAGACCAACGATACTTGCTCGAATGGTATTTACGTGGTCGACAGCAGCAGCTTGAGTGTCAACGGAAAAACATGGCACGGTGGCAAAAGGGCGTTCATGTACAACCTTGCCGTGCAACCCAACCTGATGTACGTGCTACGAAAGATCATCGAAAACGAGGGTTACACCTTGCTACAAAATGATTACGACAAAGAGCCATGGAACAGACTACTCATTGCCAACGCCACACGATCGCTAAGAATCAAGGATGCCCTGCCGCATTGGACGGTTTACAAGTTCATCGAGGAGATACGAAAACTCTTCAATGCCACCATCCTCTTCGATGAGCAGGAAAGAAGCGTCAGAATCGTTTCAGCCAACGAGATGCTCAAAAACGAGTCCGTGGCATATCAACATGTGGAGACGTTCACCACAGAGTATGACGATGATGGCATCAAGAACGTACTCACCTCTAACCTGAGGTTCAGACTGGGGGGCTCAACAAACAGGTCGTGGCGTGAGGTGGTATCACCCGACATACTGAGTACGTTCACCGTCAAAGAGGGACTCGTTGAGTTCGACAAGATGGGAGACAGGGAAAAACGTACAACCATACAGAAGATCGGAGATCTATACTATGTGTATGCCGATGAGATAGACGAATCTTATCCCGACCCCGAGCGAAAGGTCGGACAGGTGCTGCCTTGCGGCTTCTTCAATCCCATTGTGCGAAATGAGAAGAGCGACCAGTACGAGGAGCTGTGCATCGCTCCAGTAGCCGTCACCATGAAGAAGCTCTTCAAAGAGGAAGATGCCCTGCAGAAGATTGGCATCAGGTTCGAGGGATTCCCAAAAGTGGCGTATTACATTCCGTCTACCACCAACGAAAAGGAGGCAAGTTTGAATGACATGAGCATCGATGAGGAGGGCGACTACTACCTGAGCGTTCAAAATGCCATAGAGAGTGGTGTAGAGAAAGAGTCTAATGAGGGCGAGGGCGCCGATGCCATGTTCGTTATGTTTCAGGGAAAGGGGGTGTCGAATAGAAAAATTATTTTTGGCATGTTCGACCCAAGCCGCAACGAAGATGGGGAATATGTCAGATACAGAACACCCGTCACCTACACCGACTGTCGCATGTATCGCAACTGTCCCGGAATGGGATTTGACGACAATGCTTCGTTGAGCCTGCATGTCAACGAGAGTCACGTACTGCTGTTGGAAAAGGTCTCCACCCTTGGCGACTTCTGTTCCAACGTGCATGTGGACGCTCACCACACCATCGTCATCAAGTTCCTCTCCAACGATGTGCCCGACCCGAGAAAAATCTACGTCTTCGACAACAAGAGGTTCATCTGCCAGAAAATAGAACTCAACGTCACCGACGACGGCATCGACAAGGAAAAGACAGGTTACTTCTGCGAACTCCTATAAACGTACCTGCTTCTCGCCTTACCGCAAGCGCATGTTTCCCACCATGGAGCATGCGCTTTGTTTCTTCTTGTGTGGCACGTCGTAGTATTTACGTTATCATTATTACGCTAAATATGATAATAAAAAATTGTGTGATTAAACATTTGTATGTACTTTTGCTAAGTAATATAAATTTTTAATCTCATGGAAAAACTAACATTTACAGCATTTGACTTTGAAACAATGACCAGTGAGAGAACCAGTGCTTGCGCCATTGGAATAGTTCGTGTAGTAGATAATGTGATTGTTGAAAAGTATTATTCACTCATCAAACCTATTCCTGACAACAGTGAGAATACAAATACGTTTGTGAATGGAATTAGCATGGAGATGGTGCAAGATGCACCTACCTTTGTAGAACTTTGGCAAAAAATAGAAAATTACTTCAAAGGTCAGACCATTGTTGCGCACGGTTTGGCGTTTGATTTAGATGTATTGCGAAAACAAATAAGTTATTATGGCATTGATCATGTTCAGTGCCGAGGAATTGATACATACGAGCTAACAGGTTATAATTTAGTTGACAGTTGTCAAAAATTTAATATCCCTTTCACCAACCACCACGATGCTTTGGCAGATGCAACGGCTTGTGCCGAAATGGTTCTTGTTATCAATGGCGTGAAATTGCCTGAGACACATGAGAAACCGAAAAATCCCCAAAAAGCCTTTTCAGGTAAAAGAGTTCGGCATGATACATTACAACCTCTCAGTGAAGATGAAGTTGAAAATAAGGGTACGATATTCTTCGAAAAGAGGGTGGTTCTCACGGGTGATTTGCAACATTTCAGTAGCAGACAGCAAGTATCTGAAATACTAAGAAAATTGGGTGCTGACATCAATACAGCTATTTCTAAAAGAACGGAAATCGTTGTTGTAGGCGATAAGCCAGGACCATCTAAAATGGAAAAGATAGCAACCCTGCAAAGCCAAGGGGTTGAGATAAAAGTAATCAATGAGCAAGAATTGCTTGCAATATTAAGAGAAGCAAATGCTTGAGCATTGTTGCTCACACACGCACAGAATATACTTTCCAAAATAATATTAAAATGAAAAAGGAACTTTTTTTATATTTCGTCATCACTACTTTTACTTCTTGTGAAATTGATGACAGCGGTGATTTACATGTTACACCTTTAGGCTGGTGGATATTGGTTCTATTTATCGTTGTTTTTGTTATCTTAATTAAAAATGGTAATAAAAAAACCAAAGCTAATACGATGAAACTTAAACAAGAAGGGTTATCTTATGATGATTTCAAACCTGTTGGAATGTATGTAGCCGGGCATCCGAAGTTAAACGAAAGCATAGGAAGTGTCTATGTATTATTAAAAGAGAAGACTCTTAAATTTTACAGAATCGAAATAATAGGAATATATTATCCAGAATATATTGAAAATGGTGATATAAAAATTGACAGTATAAAGGATATAAAAATAGAAGACGCATCACAAATAGAACGTAGAGTAACATTAGGTAGGTTCTTAGTTGCTGGAATCTTCTCCGTTCTATGGCAGAAAAGAAAGAAAAAAGAACTTGCTTTTATGACCATTGTTTGGCAAGAAGGAAAGTTTGAACAGAACACAACTTTCGTTTTTGAAGGGAAAAATGCTTTTACTTCAGCTAATACAGCAAGAAATGAACTAATGAAAATGTGCGAATAATATAATTATTATCGCAAAAAATACACCGAAAAACTTGCACCGTTCAAGAAAACACCCTATCTTTGCCAATGGAATATATAACAATGGTGTAACCATTCCGGAGAGCGACGGTCAAACGCTCGGCAAGATAGAAAAGCTCGGGCTTTTTTTTATTGCAATTTAGTTAGACATCGATATTGGCGGCTTGCCATTCCGTAAAAATTTTGATAGCCCTCCGGGTGAAGTCATTGTTTTATATTCCAGCGGGATGTGCGGTCGCCTTTTTCTGTACCTCTGCGCCACGGCAGAATCCGTGGCAATGGAATATAAAACAATGCAATATGCAACAAACCATCATCAGCTTCGCTCCCAACAAGGTGGAGCAGCAGCCTACGCTCAAGCAGCGTTGGCAAGAGTGTGTACACAGTGTCAACCTATGGCTCAATGCAAAGAGTCTGTTCTACTCCAACATCTGCCAGTACAGCGTCTCGCGCCGTACCGTGCTAAGGGTAAACATGGTCACCGCTGCCATGTTGGTAGGGGCGGTGTGCGTAGAACAAGAACCAGTGGTGGCAGTCGTGGCAATGGCAGTAGCCGCATGGCTCACGGCTGCGCTAAAAAGACAATCAAACTAACATTCAACGAAAAAAAGACACAAACATGGAAACAACAAATAACAACAATACACACTGTGAAGCAATGCAAGAGTTCTTCAACATCGACATTCTTACCGTACGCATCGACTTGCTCAACGACATCAAGCGGTGGTTCATCCTCGAGCAGGCTGGTCTTGACAACGATGACAAGGAAACCAAGCAAATGCTCGACTACATCGTGTCCTTACAACTCTTCATCGATGACCTCTGCGACATCCGCCGTGCAGTCATCAACGGCATGACCATCGTTCGTAACAATGAAAAAGGAAAGGAGTAACCCATGAAGACAACAAAAGATAACGATTTATGGATCATGTGGTGTTCACGTCCGAGCATCCCCGAAGACGAACGTATGCGCCTCGAGTGTACCGACACCATCCTCACAGCCTATGCTAAGGAGCATCCCAGCTATCTCGCCACCGATGCCGACATCAAAGAGTGGGTACTCATGCCCAAAACAACCTCAGACATCATCATCGAGCTACAGCCTGTCATGCACCTCGAGCAGCTCGATGTCGTCATGTGGCTGCGTGGCTACGGCTACCCTCTCGTGCCAGGTTCAAGCGGACTACTTGAATGGGCAATGTACGAGCGTCGCATCATTGACGACTGAGAAACAAAATAAAAGCATTTTTTTAAGGTAACATTTTTTTTATCAGGTATGCCGTCCGTGAGGATAGCATGCCTTTTTTCATTGGTGCATCCTCACAGCTCACCCTTGAAGCGTTTCGCTTCCTCGTGCGCAAGGTTGGCATTCTTCAGATACTTGTTCGTCACACTGATGTCCGTGTGCCGCGCTTGATCTCGGGCAACCACGATACCCTCTGCGTTCGCAAGGTCACGAATGCCGGAGTCCTTCAAACTGTAAAACTGGTAACTGTCGGGAAAGTGCAGCGCCTTTCGCACCTTGCGCCATTCGTGTCTGAACTGGTTGATGTACACCTGTTCCTCACCGGGAATCAACTTCCTACCAAATAGATACTCCTGCGATGGATGCTCAAACACCTTTTGCTCAATCATCATTTTCAACACCTTGTCGTTCAAGGCGACATACTGCCCTTTGCGGTTCTTCGCCACGTCAGGACGAACGTACACCGTCTGTTTCTCTATACTGATGTCCCCCACCTTGATGTGCCTGAGCTCACCGGGACGGATAAAGCAATAGTACACCATAAGACAGGCAAGATAAAATGGAGGGTTATACTTCCCGAGGTAATCTTTCAGCCGCACTAAGGCGTCAGCAGGCAGCGCGTCACGCATCTTCTCCTCCTCACGCAGCATGTGAATCTCCTCCACAGGGTTCTCTTCGATATACTGCCGCTCCTTCATCCACGAGGCGAACGCCGAGAGCCATGCACGGTAATTGTTGCGAGTTCGTGCAGAGTTATCCTTGTCCAGGATCAGGTAGTCCAAGAAGTCCACGGCAAACATCTTGTTAAACTGGTAAGCGTAGCGTATGTTCACGTTCGACTCTTCGAGATATGCTTCTAACTGTCGCAGCCTACTCAAGTAGTCAATGTGCGTCTTCTCCTTCAGCGCCCCCTTCTGTGCCGCATGGTTGATGTACGCCCGGTATCGGTCCAACACCACCCCGAACTCCGTGAAGTGTCTCGTCTTGGTTGCGTCCGTCCATGGATTCCATCCCGCCTTCAATTTTTCGAATAAGTTATTTATCAAGATAGTGGCATATTTATTCCTATCGCTCACTTTTTTGTACCTGTCCAGCATGTATTTCTTACGTCGCATGCTGTCGGTCGAAGGGTCGTAGGCGTAAAAGTCGACATACCATTGCTTGCCTTTGTGCAAGCACGGCAACGTGTAGTCCACTATATTTTTAGTAGTAAGGAAAGATTTGTTTAAAATTGCCAT